AGGGAATTTGGCCACGCCAACCGCCACGCCAACCGCCACGCCAACGCTCCAGTGTTCCAGCGCTGGCATACGATGCTTTTTATGGTCCACATAGTCCACAATGGCTGGAGCCCTTTATCCATGCGGGTTTGGCGAGGGTCAAAGGGTATGTCCACATGTGACCACGCCATGACCCACAAATTTTGATCAGCCTACAATCCGACCATGCCAAGACCCTGCAAATTAGACACGGTGAATTTTTTCCGTCGCATCGGTGACGATGAGCGCGCTGTTTTGCTCGCCGCAGGTGCTGGTGATTTGTCTGAGGGCTTTAGAAATTTGCTGGCAATTTATACAGTACTTCACAATCAAGGGTTTCGCCCCGGCGACTCTCTCGAGCGCATCACAATATTTGCAAACCCATATGCTGATGCCTGATGGTGTCCTGATGGTGTCCTGATGGTGTCCTGATGGTGTCCTGATGGCCGCTCAGGTCCCCCGAATAAGGGCCATCCACCATTTATCCCCCCTGCACCACGTTTTTAGCCCGCTCCGCCTGGGCACGCTGGCGTGAAATATATAAGCCATTAGTTATATAAGCTGTCAGCCATATAAACCTTCAGTTATATAAGTGCATGCTTACGTGCCGATGGACGGATTGATGGGGGGGGGAGGGGGTGCGGCCGCTGACAAAAAGTTACAGGTGCCACCAACCCTCTGAAAAAGGGAAAACGAGCAAACACGGCCACCGGCCAGCAAAAAAGGACAGCGACTGCCGCATCGTGACAACGCGGCCCACATGACCCATAATCACGCCTACTTCCCGAGAGGACAAAAGTGACTGAAGAACTCAAGCGCAAGAGAGGCCGCCCACCAGGGTCGGTCAAGATGACGATCCAGCGGTACGCCACCAACCCGCCCGCGATCCTTCCGAAGACGGACCACCAACGCATCCGAGAGCTCAAAGAGCTGATGATCAGGTCTGGCGGCAAAGACGTCGCAGAGAAAGTGATCCAGATCGCGCTCAACGACGACCACCCCGGACAGATGGCGGCACTGAAGATGTGCATGGACCGCACGCTGCCCGTCAGCCTGTTCGAGAAGGACAAGTCACAGCGAAGCGCAGTGACGATCAACATCACCGGTCTTGGCCAAGAGCCGACGGTGATAGAACCAAACGACATAACGGACCTATGAGCGACCTCAACTTCCAGCTCCTGCCCTGGCAGCAGACCGTCTACACTGACCAGACGAGGTTCAAGGTCATCGCCGCAGGGCGACGCTGCGGCAAGTCACGCTTGGCAGCGACGACGCTGATCATCGAGGGGCTGCGCTGCCCGCCTGGCTCGGCGGTGCTGTACGTCAGCCCGACGATGGGGCAGTCGCGGCAGATCATCTGGGACCTGTTGCTGGACCTCGGCAAAGAGGTGATCCAGTCGAGCCACGTCAACAACTTGGACATCACGCTGATCAACGGCGCACGCATCTACGTCAGGGGCGCAGACCGGCCCGACACGCTGCGAGGCGTCTCTCTGACCTACGCGGTGCTGGACGAGGTGGCCGACATCAAGCCAGAGGCATGGGAGCAGGTGATCCGGGCGTCTCTGTCAGACCGCAAGGGTCGGGCGATGTTCATCGGCACGCCAAAAGGGCGCAACTGGTTCCATGACCTGTGGAAGTTGGGGCAGGACGAGCAGGACAAGGACTGGAAAAGCTGGCACTTCACGACCCAGGACAACCCGCTGATCGACCCGACCGAGATCGAGTCGGCCAAAAAGACCCTCTCCTCCTTTGCGTTCAAACAGGAGTACCTCGCTTCTTTCAGCAACGCTGGTGCGGACGTCTTCAAAGAGGAGTGGCTGAAGTACGGCGAGGAGCCGGACTACGGCAGCTACTTCGTCGCGGTCGACCTAGCCGGGTTTGAAGAAGTGGCCAAGCAGGCGGCGAACTCGAAAAAGAGGCTGGACGAGTCGTCGATCGCCATCGTCAAGGTGACGGACGACGGCAAGTGGTTCGTGAAAGAGATTCAGCACGGGCGCTGGGACATCCGCGAGACGGCGGCCAAGATACTGATGGCGATGCGCGACTACCGGCCACTGTCCATCGGCATCGAGCGAGGGGCGCTTAAGAACGCCGTGCTGCCGTACTTGAGCGACCTGATGCGCAAGAACAACGTGTACTGCCACATCGTGGACCTGACGCACGGCAACCGGAAGAAGACTGATAGAATCATTTGGTCGTTGCAGGGCAGGTTCGAGCATGGCAGAATCGTGCTCAACAGCGAAGAAGACTGGTCCGTGTTCGTGGACCAGCTGCTGATGTTCCCTTCGCCCGGCGTTCACGACGACCTGCCGGACTCACTGTCCTACATCGACCAACTGGCTGTCACCAGCTACTTTGAGGACGCTGATGACGACGATTGGCAGCCTTTAGATGTAATTTCCGGGGTCTAATATGGATCAAAACGAGTTTGACGAGCCGACGCAATCCGATAAGGAGCTGACGGCATTTGTTGTTGACCATTGTGACCGCTGGCGCGACTACCGGAACACCAACTTCCTCGACAAATACCTTGAATTTGAGCGCATTTTCCGCGGGGAATGGGCTTCTGAGGACAAAACACGCGAGTCTGAGCGCAGCAGGATCGTCACACCCGCCACTCAACAAGCTGTTGAAACCAGACACGCAGAAATTCTTGAAGCGATCTTCGGCCAAGGCGACTTTTTTGACATTGAAGACGACCTGAAAGACGTCAACGGCAACCCGTTGGACGTTGAGATGCTGAAAAAGCAGCTCATGGAGGACTTCAAGCAGGACAAGATCAGAAAAGCCATCGACCAGATCGAGCTGATGGCCGAAATCTACGGCACGGGCATCGGCGAGATCATCGTCAAGACGGAAAAGGTATTCGAGCCTGCAACGCAAGCGATTCCAGGGCAAATGGGCCAAGCGGCCATCGGTGTGGTGGAAAAAAGCCGCATCGCCGTCAAAATCATGCCCGTCAACCCCAAAAACTTCCTGTTTGACCCCAACGGCACGACGATTGACGACTGCATGGGCGTGGCGGTCGAGAAGTACGTGGGCATCCACAAGATCGTCGAGGGCATCGAGAAGGGCATTTACCGCAAGGTGAACATCCAGCCGTCCTACGAGGACAGCGATCTGGAGCCCGCACAAGAACTGAGCCAGTATCAGGACGAAAAAGTACGCCTTTTGACGTATTACGGCCTAGTGCCACGCGAGTATCTGGAGCAGCTGGAGAACGAGGACGGCGAGGTGGCCGACCTGTTCCCGGACGACAGCACGGCGGACGAGTATTCTGACCTGGTGGAGGCGATCGTTGTGATCGCCAACGACGGTCTGCTGCTCAAGGCCGAGGCGAACCCTTACATGATGAAGGACCGCCCGATCATCAGCTACCAAGACGACACAGTGCCTAACCGCCTGCTCGGACGTGGCACGGTCGAGAAGTCGTACAACATGCAAAAGGCGATCGACGCCCAGGTGCGCAGCCACTTGGACAGCCTGGCGCTGACGACCTCGCCCATGATGGGCATGGACGCCACTCGGCTGCCTCGCGGTGCTCGGTTTGAGGTCAAACCGGGCAAGGCGTTCATGGTCAACGGCAACCCTGCCGAGATTCTGTACCCGTTCAAGTTCGGCGAGACGAGCCTGAACAACCTGAACACGGCCAAAGAGTTCGAGCGCATGCTGCTGCAAGCCACGGGCACGCTGGACAGCCAGGGCATGGTGAGCCAAGGCAACCGCGACGGCGCGGGCATGAGCATGGCCGTGGCCACCATCATCAAGAAGTACAAGCGCACGCTGGTCAACTTCCAAGAAGACTTCCTGATCCCCTTCATCCAGAAGGCGGCGTTCCGGTACATGCAGTTCGACCCTGAGCGTTACCCGAGCGTGGACATGAAGTTCTTGCCGACAGCCACGCTGGGCATCATCGCCCGTGAGTACGAGCAGCAGCAGTTCATTGGCCTCTTGCAGACACTGGGGCCGAACACACCGGTGCTGCCGCTGATCTTGAAGGGCATCTTGAACAACTCCAGCCTGACGAACCGCTACGAGCTGATGGCAGCCCTCGACCAGATGAGCCAGCCAGACCCACAGGCCCAGCAGATGCAGCAGATGCAGCAGATGCAGCAGCAGCTGGCCATGCAGGCGGCGCAGGCTCAGATCGCGGTGAGCACCACACAGGCCGAGCAGAACAGGGCAGAGGCCACCAAGCTGATGACCGAGGCGCAGCTCATGCCGCAAGAGGTCCAGGCCAAGGTGATCGCGGCCTCGACCAAGAACTTGCCGCAGGGCGGCGAGTCGGTCGAGTTCGACAAGCGGGTTAAGATTGCGGAGTTGATGCTCAAAGAGGCCGACATCGACAACAAGGGCAAGATTGTCGAGTTGCAGATGAACAAGGAGCAACAATGATCCCGTACACGTTTCCTTCGGTCACTAAGCCGGATGGCTCTACGGCGTGCCGGGTCAGCCTGATCACGGACATCACAGGCCTCACCGCCTGGACGGACTACACGCCGATCAAGTTTGTGGGCGATGATGAATTTGTCAACACCTACGCAAACGCCGGCAGCCAGTTGGTTCAGCTTGAGACTGACCTCACAGGCCTTGTCAGGGGCATCGATTACATTTTGGTGTACGAGAGTGCCTCTTACACCAAGCCTTGGAGCACAGACGCTGGCGGGTACATACCTTGCTACGGAGGCCCTCTGTCAGTATCTCGTCTGATGACTGAAGATGGCTTTGACCTGTTGCAAGAAAATGGGTTCTATATTTTGCTGGAGAACTGAAAATGGCCGACCAAAAAATTTCGCAACTGACCGCGTTAGCTGCGGCTGACGTCGCGGCAGCGGATGTGCTGCCGATTGTGGACACAAGCGCGGGGGTCACGAAGAAAGTCACGGCGGCTTCTATGGCCGAGTTCGCAAGCACTTCGCGCGGCGCTGTCGAGCAAAGCGACCTCGGTTCTGCCCCTAACGAGGTTCCGTTGAACCAGTATTTGGGTGATCTGGCCTACATGAATGCAGAAGCTGTGGTCATTCAGCCCCAAGCCTCTGTCACGCCAGCTGGTATTGGAGATATGGTCTTCCAACTCACATCAGACACCAGCTTGACCATCAAAGTCAAAGGCTCTGACGGCACTGTTCGTTCGGTCGCACTGACACTTGCATAAGGACACATCATGAGCATCCAAGCCAACTTCCCCGCCATCAAGCCAACGCTCCTGCTGGACTTTGCCAACACAGAAGCACTCGACCCTCGGATCACTTTCACTCGCGCATCCACGGGTACTTACTACGATGGTAAGACCGTGGCTAAGGCTGAGGAGAATTTGCTGGCTCAGAGTCAGGGATTTACTACTTTCCCTTGGAACGGGCCAGCAAATATCACAGTAAATTCCGCAGTGGCCCCAGACGGAACTACTACAGCGGCCTTAGTTACAGGAACCAATACAACAGATTACAAACAACAATCTTCAGGTGCTATAGCTACAGGAGCCTTGACGTACACTTACTCTGTGTATTTTAAAGCTGGTACATCTTCGGTAGTTCGTATGTACCTTTATGGAGATATTCCATCAGAAGCT